TTACAATCATATACTATTAAAGTTCAAGATGAATTGAATGAATATAATTCACAAAATTCTGAATATCAAATATATATACAAGCACAGTTAGATAAAGCTCAAAGAGATTTACAAGCTTTAATTTCAGATGCACAAAATGATTTAGCTGCAGCAAATGCAACAGCAGAGTTAGCTACAAATATTAGTACACAAAATCAAGCAGAAAAGTCAGCACGTTTAATACAAAACGCAATTAACACTATGCAAGCTATAGTTGCAAAGAATGCTGCTAACGTAGAAAAGTATTCTACAGATGTAGCTAAATATCAAGCAGAGGTAGCTGAAGCAGTTCAAGATTACACTTTAAGCTTACAAGAAGTAACACAAGATTATAATTGGTTAAAAGAACAGTATGCTATAACTACAAATGATTTGTTGGCATTTTTACAAGTATACTTACCACAACAGCAATTACAGGAGGCGGCTAATGAAATTGCAACAAATGATTGATCAAGTTAAAAAGCACCATCCTGAACTTGGTACTAATGAAATTATACATTTATTAAATCAAGCTTCTGATGAATTTAGTGCAAGAACATTACTATTAGAAGAAGCTACTCAATTTACTACAGTAGCTAATCAACGTTATTATGGATTAAGAGAAGATATATTAGAAATTAAATCAGTTGATTTAACAGATGCTGATGGTAATGCAAGAACAATTAAACGTCTACAAGGTAGGCCAAAATATAGGGATTTAGATAATGTCTAGAAATAAAGAAAACGTATATTGGGTTGAAAGAGATTCTATTGGATTAGCTTTATATGACCCTATAGCAAGAGAAACAAACAATTTTGAAAGTTTAACTGAAGCACATACAGTTACATTATTTTATTATAAAAAAGCAGACCACTTTAATACCTTAGATAAAGCAGGTAGTGCAATGAATGAACAAAATGAATTGCCTATACAGTTTCATCAGTATTTAGTAGACAGAGCTATACAATTAGGATATGAAGCAAAACCAGATATGATACAGATAGCACCATACTTTGAAAACAAATTTGAAAAAGGTATTAAAGAAGGTAAGATGTATGCTAATAGAGGACGTATATCTGGTATTAGAAGTGTTCAGCAACATAATTATTAGGTAACTATGTATAACAAAAAGAAAAAAAGAAAAAAAAGATATTAATGGCTAAGACTTGGAGAGAAGGACAACTTGGTTTAGAAAGTTTAAGTTCTATAAATCAGTCATTTGATATGTTATCAGAAACATTTGGAGATGACATCAACTCTAATTATACAGATAAATCTACTTTGTTTAATGTTACATATGCAGATAAACCAAGCTTACGTCAGGTTGTTTATACAGATAAACCTACTATAAAAAATGTAGTATATACAGATAAACCTACATTAAAAAATGTAACTTATACAGATAAGCCTACATTATATAACGTAGAATATGATGATAAAGGAGTAAATGCATAATGGGTGGATCATTATCAAAACCAAATAAAATTAAAGACGTATATAAAAAATTAGTATTCTATGATAACAATCAGTTAAAAATAGATAACGGTAGTGCAGACGTACAGATTACATCTGCCGATGGATTAACGGATAATATTGCAGCAGGTCCTGGTATTGAAACTAGCACTAGCAATGGCACTACAACAATAAGCGTAAAAGACGCAGATGTTCTTTTACAAAACGAAGCAATAGATGGCGGCAGCTATCAACCATAAGGA